AGAAATTCTTCTGGAGGTTCGTTACTAGAAACGGCTGGCAAGAACAAACGTTCACGTCCTAGTCCTTTCAATATACATAGGAGATAAACTATGGCAGATACATTATATTTTAGTCGCGATACTCAGGTATTCGTTAAGATAGGCAGTGCAGTATGGACAATGCCTGTTCTTGATGGATTCTCTTTCTCGCAAGCAACAAATGCGTCAGAAATTACTCTGAACGAAATGTCAGACACCTCAGGCAATAGCCGACGTGCACGACAAATGTTTACTGATTCTTATGCACCGGCTGAGTGGAGTTTTTCTACTTACGCACGTCCCTTTAAATCAGTAGGGACTACAGACCCTGTAACTCAAGGTGTTGCCGATAGTGCTGTGAAGCATCACGCAGTAGAAGAAGTCTTATGGGCAATGATGGTAGGAGATGCAGCTTATGCATCAAATACTTTTACAGGCTTTACTGCAGACGGCGATGATCTTGATATCACTTTTGCAAACTCAAATAAAACAAGTCTAGGAAAAGCAGATATTTTCTTTGTAATGGGCGGCGCTCGTGGAGGCACAAAAACTACTTACAAAATTGCAGACTGTTGTGTAAACGAAGCTTCTTTAGACTTTGATATTGATGGAATTGCTACTATCAACTGGTCGGGTTTTGGTACAATAATTACAGAAGATACGGCTCCATCACCTACAATTTATGAAGGTACGGCTTCTAGTGATACAAGTAATTTTATACGTAATCGTCTTACTAGTCTAGCTATAAGCACTACAGACGACCACTTGTTAGCTACTGGAGAGACTGCGGATAGTGACTCAGCTCGAGAAGACTATGACTTAGTTTTAACCGGAGGAAATGTAACTATTTCAAATAATATTACATTTTTAACTCCAGAAACTTTAGGAGTTGTTAATCAGCCTCTTGGTCATGTAACGGGAACTCGATCTGTATCAGGTAACTTTACTTGCTACTTAAATGCTGAAGCAGACTCAAGCGCTGATTTGTTTGAGCGTCTAATTGAAGATACAGATACCATTGTTAATAATTTTACTTTGTTATTTAAAGTAGGGGGAGGCGCAACTCCTCGTATTGAGTTAAACATGGCGCAATGTCACTTAGAAGTACCTACTCACTCAATTGATGATGTTATCTCGCTGGAAACTAACTTCCATGCGTTGCCTAGCACAATTAGTTCAACAGACGAACTAACTATTAAGTACGTCGGAGAATAATAATAAAGATTATTCTTTAAGGGGCTCCGGCCCCTTTTTTCGTTACCTCTTAAAAATAAATCTTGACATCTCACCTCCCATAACCTATAATTACAAGATATAAATTTACACTCTCAAAGGATAAAAAATGAGCGATTCACCTATTTCTTTATCGAGTCTGATGACTCCAAGTAAAACTGTTTCTATTGACTTTCCTGGTTATAAAGACATGAAAGTATCTCTGTGCTATCTGGCTCGAGAAGAACTTCTTAAACTGCGTAAAAAATGTGTATCTACAAAGTTTGATAAAAAAACTCGTCAACCAGAAGAAGTACTAGATGAAGAAAAGTTTTTAGTAGAGTACTGTAAGGCAGTAATTAAAACATGGTCGGGCTTGAAGTTTTCATACCTAGAAGAGCTTCTTTTGGTAGATGTCTCGGCTTACGACCCTGAAGATGAACTTCCTTACACACAAGAAAACGCAGAGCTTTTGATGAAAAATTCAAACGTATTCGATACGTGGGTTACCGAAACCGTAGGTGATCTTGAAAATTTTACTGGGAGCAAGTAGGGCAAATCCACTCCCTACTAAAGCGATACGTAAAGGAAGCAGATAGTACCTTCAACGTGGAGAAGTACTTACGTCTTTGCGAACAATTAGGGGAAGAACCAGATCCTGCCAAAATGCCGCTCGAGCCTTCTGATTTTCCAGAAGAAGTTCAAGTGGCATTTTTTATGTTCGGCTTATTACCAGATCACTGGGAAGGAATGAGTGGGACATATATGGGAAAGTATTGGGACGGGCTGGACTACTTTTTTAAAGTATACGAAGTTGAAAAACCTAAAGAAATACTATATTTTATGAAGCTTTATGAAGGAACTATAATTTCATACAGAGCAGAAAAAGCAGAACAAAAGCGTAAAGCAGACGAAAGAAAGTCAAAAAGCGGTGGAAAAAACTACACCCACAATGTGAAAGGCTAATGGCAAATAAAATTACAATTGATATTGAAGTCAATGGCAAGATGCAAAAAGCCACTGTGTCTGCTAAAAAATTAAAAGACGCATTAAATGAGACTAGTAGGTCTGCAAAAGAAACAGAGCGAAATACTAAAGGTTTAGCGCAGACTGCTTCTGCTGGAGGTAAAAACTTTTCTAAAATGGCTTCAGGTATTTCCGGAGGTCTTGTACCAGCATATGCTGCGCTTGCTGCAAACGTGTTTGCTTTAACAGCTGCGTTTAATTTTTTAAAGAGCTCTTCTCAAGTAGCTTTGTTAGAAAGATCTCAAGTTGCTTATGCTTCAAATACTGGAGTAGCCTTAGACAGGCTGACAGGGTCTCTAAGAGAGGCTTCAAAAGGAATGTTAGATTTTCAAGCTGCTGCGCAAGCGTCTGCCATTGGGCTCGCAAAAGGCTTTTCTTCCTCTCAAATGGATTCAATAGCGGAAGGCGCATTAAAAGTTTCTAATGCCTTGGGTAGAGACTTTACTGATTCTTTTGATAGGCTCGTAAGAGGTATTTCAAAAGCAGAACCAGAATTACTAGACGAATTAGGCATAACTTTACGTCTAGAAACAGCTACCAAAAACTACGCCGCGGCTTTAGGAAAGTCTGCAAAAGAACTTACTGCCGCAGAAAGGTCGCAGGCGGTGTATTTAGAAACAATGAAACAATTAGAAGACGTTACTGCAGGCGCGGATGCAGAAGCAAATCCCTTTGTACAGTTGGGAGTTACAATGTCTGACTTAGTAAAAAATATAATGCAGTTTCTTCTTCCTGCATTTGAAGCACTGGCTAAATTTATTAATAGCAATGCTGTTGCAGCACTAGGGTTTTTTGCTCTTCTAGGCGCAAGCGTGCTTAAAAGTATGCCTTTTGTAGAAAAATTAACTGGCTCTTTTAAAGAGTTTGCTTCTGCCCAAAAAACCGCATTAGCAGACAGTAGAAAAGAGCTAGAAAGCTACCGTCAAAAACTACAGCAGGTAAAAAATACTGCAGAGCAAAGTAAAGCTATGGGGGCTGCTCAAGTAAAATCGGGTGCACAGGGAGCAATATCTGCCGGTGCACAGTCTCCTGTACTTATGAGGGCTGCCCTAGGCACAATGAAGGGAGCAGACCAAGCAAACCTTAAAAAAGCGTTAAAGTCTGCAGAAGCTCAATATACTAAATCAGGAGCAATTACAAAAGGAATATTTAAAGGGGTTTCAATAGATGTAGTAAGAAGTATGTCTGGAGGCTTTAAGCAAATAGAAGCTGCAAATTTAAAAACAACTAAAACTATCGGTACTAGGTTTAAAATAATTGGAATGCAAGCAAAGGCTGCTGGTATGCGTATTCGTACTGCTTTTACTTCGGCGTTTGCAAAGGCAGGAAAAGCAGTAAATGGCTTTGGTAAAGCAATGAATCTAGCTATGAAAGCAACAGTTATTCTTGGGCTTATTCAAATGATTTATGATTTGGTAGTGTCTATAGCAACTGCTCCCCATACAATACTAAAAAATGTTATAGGAATAGGAACGGGCGCAGTAGGAATTTTACAAAGTATAGCTAATACTGTTATTGATGTGATAAATTATATTATTAATCAAGTAAATAGACTGCCGGGGATAGAAATTGCAACTTTAAACTATAAAACTTTTGGAGATGACTTCAAAAAAGATATGGACACTTTTCTAGAAACAAGCGAGTTTGCTTTAAATCTTAAAAAAAGAGAAGAAAAAATGAAAACTCGACAAACAGAATTAGACACTATAAAAGCAATAAAGGAAGAGTTGCCCGAAGTAGAAAAAGCTATTTCAAAAATTATGCAGGGTAAGTTATTTGACCCCGATGATAAAGATTTTGCTAAGAATACTCAAAAAAGAATGGAAGCAACCGCCAAAGCAATGTCTTCTTTAGGGATAGAAGGACTTTTCGCGGATGCTTTAACAATTAAAGATCCAGCACGACAGAAAAAAGCAATTAAAGCTATAGGAGACGGGCTCGCAGATGATTTAGAAAAACTTTCTCCCAAGTTTGCGGCGGCGGTTCGTGCAGGAGATGCACAGCTGGTAGGTTCTATGGTTGCTAATGCAGGGGCATTTACAGCAAACATTGCAGAAGTAGAAGACCAAATAGCAAGTATGTCAACTACTTTATCTGGAAAAGGAGCCGAAGGCACTCGCGTATTTTTAGAAATGTTAATGAAAACCGGTAACGCCGCCGTGCTAGCAGGAAGCAAAATAGGCTTAACTACTGATGTAGTAGACCAGTTAAACGCTGCTTTTGAAAATAAAGGAGGTATTGATTCTTACATAGCTTCTTTACGACAAGTAGAGCAAAAAACTCAAGAAATTGCCCAAAATCGACACTTGATAGGGCTAGACACTATAGGCACTTCCAGGCAGTCCGGAGCTTTAGCATCACAAACGGGGCTACAAAGAACCTCTGACTCCGCCGAATTAAACTTACAAGAAAAAAGAAATAATTTACAAAAAATATACAATGAAAACAGGGCATTAATGGATACAACGCAAAAAGTAGAACATGACAACAGAGTAGCAGAGGCAATAAGAGAAATAGAATTAGCAGAGAAAAAAGCAGAAGTAGCTAAAGTAAATGCTACAGAGCTTGGACAACTCGGACAAGCTATAGGAGACTCTCTTACCTCAAGCATGCAAAGCGCATTTGATGGCCTTATACAAGGTACTATGACTGCAAAAGAAGCGTTCGCAAGTATGGCAACAAGCATGCTTCAAAGTATTGCCAAAGTTATTGCAGAACTACTCACAGCTAAACTATTGACTGCAGCTCTTGGCGGAAGCAGCTTTGGAAGCTTTTTAGGTATACCTGCAGGCAAAACAGGAGGAGTTTTTTCAAACGGAGGAAAGGTCTCTGGGTACGCAACAGGCGGGGTCGCAAAAGGACCTGGCTCGGGTTATCCTGCTATTCTTCATGGTACAGAAGCAGTAGTACCGCTTCCGAACGGTAAATCAATTCCTGTTGACATGAAAAATGCAGGACAAAACAATAATGTTACTGTAAATGTTTCTATGAATGGACAGGGAGGGGCACAGCAAAATACACAATCCGACGGGTCTCAAGGAGCTAACTTAGGCGCTGCAATTGCTGCTGCAGTACAAAAAGAGCTACATAACCAGAAGCGTGCAGGCGGAATACTTAATCCGATGGGAGCATCCTAATGTCAACCTTTAGTTTTACAATATCTGCTCCAGAGGTAAATACCTTAAAAAATACTAATGGGCTATCCGCGTTTGAAGCAACTGCTGATCGAGGAATGTCGCGTTCTTCAAAGCATCGTGTTCTTACTGCAAAGTTTGGCGATGGGTATGAGCAAAGAGTTCTTGACGGTATAAATACAAAAGACGACGCTTTCAATTTATCTTTTAATAATCGTACTGCTGAAGATATAAATTTAATTGCTGCTTTTTTTGACAGTAAAGCCGCAAAAAACTTTGATTTTACAGTAACAGATACTTTTACTGGGGGTAATCTTTCTAATACAACAATGAAAGTTGTTTGTGATACTTATAATATAAACTATATTAGAGAAAATTTTCACTCTCTTACTTGCACACTACGAAGAGTTTATGAACCATGAGCGATATAATTGATACAGTTCAACTACAAGAAACAGACGATGCTTTAATAACTTTATTTGAGGTAACGTTGCCGAGCACAGGTACGGTCGTGTATCTTGTAGACGGAATGGATAATGGGGAAAATAATATTTACTTCCCCGAAAAACAACTAAACAATTCTTCTACATACACTTTACAAGAGTATGTAGCAATACCAATAGATGTGGAAGGAGTAGAGTTTAATTCATCAGGTTCTTCAAACAGACCTACTTTAAGGCTAGCAAATATTCCGGTTCTTTCAAGGACAGTAGCAAATAATGAAGACGGAGTAGAAGACGAATACGATATACTAGATATTCTAGCCGAAGAAGGAATTGTTAAAAATGAGGATCTACTCACAGCAAAAGTTGTTATAAGACGAACCTTATTTAAAAAAACCTATACTGAGTCCGATGCCCCTGCGGTAGCTAATGCTCCTGTTGAGTTTCCTACTCAAATTTTTTATATTGACAGAGTAAGCTCAGAAAGTAATGTACTAGTTGAATTTGAGCTTGCTACAGCTATGGATATAGAAACTGTAAAGCTGCCCGGTAGAGTTATAAATGGTAGATACTGTCCTTGGAAATACCAAGGGTATCACACTCCTGTAACTGTTGATGATGCAATTGTTCCTTTAAAAGAAGGGGGCTGTACTTGGCCAATAAATAGCAAAGGTAGGTTTTTTGATGAGCATGATAATGTTATAACTCGAGATATCACAACTATAGCACTTTGGGAATCTAGTAGCACGTTCGCTGTAGGAGCAAAAGTAAAAACAATTACTAATGGGCATACGGAAATATGGGAGGCTTTAAGAGCGGTACCTTCAAATAAAAATCCTAAAAATCAAAAAGTTTATTGGAAAAGATTGGATGTTTGCGGAAAAACGTTAAATTCTTGTAAAATACGATTCCAAGGAAACAATACGACTGATGCTTTATTGACCACATTTACATTACCTTTTGGAGGCTTCCCGGGCTCGAAGCAGTTTAGATGATAGAACAAATTAAAGAACATTTTGAAAGTGAATACCCAAAAGAAGGTTGCGGTATTATAGGAATAGTAAAAGGTAAGAAACAATGGTTTCCCTGCGAAAACATTGCTGAAAACAATGATGACTTTATTATGTCTTCAGAAGATTGGTTTAAAGTAAAAAAGCACGCAGATATTTTAGCTATAGTTCACAATCATACAAACAATGATAATACTCCTAGTGAGAATGATATTAATAATTGTAATGCTTTAGGAATACCTTATTACATTTTTAGTTATCCAGACTTAGAATTAAATATAGTAGAGCCTAAAGAAAACTTTAACCCTTTACTTGGTAGAGAGTACTCTTTTGGAACTTCTGATTGTTTTGAAGCAATGAGAGACTGGTTAGAAGCTGAAGGCATTAAAATACCAAAAAGAGCTGCTTTTGAAGACGACTGGTGGTTAAAAGGATTAGACTACTTTACGGAAGAAGTAGTAAAAGAATGGGGGTTCAAAAAAGTAACTTCACCCCAAAAAAACGATCTATTAGTTTTTGCAGTAGAAAGTCCCGTAGGAAACCACTGCGGAGTTTATTTAGGAAATGATGTGTTTTTTCATCACGCAGTAAACAGATTGTCTTGCAGAGAGTCTCTATACCCTTTCTGGGCAAGACACATTATAGGAATATATCGGCATGAATCGTAAAGTTTATTTAGAAGGAGAACTTGGAAATAAGTTTGGAAAAGAATTCACTATGAATGCTAAGTCTTTTTCAGATGTGTTTCGCTGCCTAGAATGTAACTACCCTGAAATTCGACAATACTTAATAGAATGTGAAGAGAATAATATAGGGTTTGTGTGTGAAGTTGCAGGAACCCCTTTAAACTCTGAGGCAGAGCTTTTACTTCAATACAATGAAGGAGATATGGTAGTTACTCCACTACCTGCAGGATCAAAAAGTGGAGGAGCCAAGATACTGGCTGCTATAGCTATAACTATGCTTACAGCAGGTGCTGCTGCAGCTCTAATGCCTAATACAATGGCGGCAGTGGGGGCTGCAGCAACCGGAGTTCCTACATATTCAACGGGTTTTATGAGCGCTTTTAGTAGTGGCGCAAACTTTGGAGCGGCGTTAGGGGCAGCTTCGCAAAGTCTTGCAGGATTGACAGCCCTAGGAGTGGCCGTAAACCTAGCTATGACAGGTGTAAACCAGATAATGGCACCGGATCCTAGTGTAGATAACGATCAGGATGAAAGTTATCTGTTTCAAGGAACAGGACAAACTCTTATAGAAGGAGATCCGGTACCTGTACTATACGGTCAATTAAGAGTTCCGGGAAGGCCAATTAGTACTCAAGTACGGGGCGAAAAACTAACGTTTATGGATTACGGCATAAACCCAATTACATCAGATGACCCTAGTACTGGAGGTACTCCAGCTATTACAGGAATAACAACGCCTGCCTCTATAGCTGAAGGGTCTTCTGCTAATATAACAGTTACCACTTCAAATATAGCTCAAGGCACTACTCTTTATTGGACTATAATTCCTAAGTCAGACGGGTTAGATATAGAAAATGATTTTGTAGAGAATACGGACTCTTTTACTGTTTCTAGTAATAATAATGGATCTTTTTCTATACGGCCTGCGTCAGATACCTTATCAGAAACTACAGAGTCTTTTGCTTTAGAAGTATTCGGTGGGGGAACAGGCACGCCTAAGGAATCTGCTACTATAAATATTATAGATTCTACTACAGGAGGAAGTACTCCCGACCCTGATAAAGAAATTTCTTCAATATCCAGTAATGTTACAAATGTAGATGAGGGTAGCCTTGTAACATTTACAATTACTACTTCAGGACTATCGGACGGTACTCGACTAAATTACTATGTTAGTCAAGCTGCTACTTATGGAGAAGTTTCTTCAGACTTTAGTGCGTATAGAGGCGAAGTAGCAATAGGAAATAACATAGGTTATGTATTTATTACTCCAGACGCAGATTTAACGACAGAAGGCTCTGAGCAATTTAAGTTGATAGTAGAGGGGGAAGATGTAGAGTCTAAAGTGTCTTCGTTAATTACTGTTAATGACACCTCTCTTACTCCATCAGAAACCCCCGATACCCCCGAAAGTGACCCAGATGGAGAGCAAGATGACGATAGAGCAGACCAAGAAGAGCAGGCGCCTTCGCCTGGAGGCGGTAGGCTCCCAAGCCCAACCCCGGATCCTCCCAGCCCACACTAAGCTGAGATACTTAATAGAGAGAAAAAATTATGGCTAAGACAGGCTTTATTGCCCAAAATGTAAATGTAGTAGATGTTATTTCCGAAGGCCCTATACACGGTTTAGTCGGAGGGCTCTCAGGTGTCTATTTAGATGATGTACCTGTAGAAGAAGCACGTTTTAGTGCTACTACAGGTTCTCAAGAGGATAACGCTCCTGTAACCGCAACAATAACTTTCGATGGTAGTTATACAGGTACTGTTTCAGAGAACGTTGATTTATCTGGGGCAGAAGTAGGAAATATTTCAAGTATAACTTTGTTTGACTATTATACTACCGAAGTAACCCTTACAAATATTTCAGAAGTAGATGAAACTACTACAGCAACAATAAGCACTGCTCCACGATCTGTTTGGACAGACGATTGGGAGTCGGGCCCTAAAGGTCAAGGGGCGGGCATAAACCAAGCGTTTTTACTTAAAGACGATGTTTTTGTATTAGGAAGCTTTTCTATAGCAAATGGAAAAACTGGCAATTTTATTGTTATATCTGATTATGTTTTAGAAGAGGGAGAAACTTATACTTTAGTTATATGGCAGACTAGAACAATAACTTCTATTGATGGAAATTCAAATACAATACTACTACGAAGCGGATACCAAGGCAGCGGTATTCCTCCAAGGTCTGGTACTTATAATTTTATATTAAATGGTTCCGTGCTCTATGATGAGGAGGGTTCTACTGTTAATTTATACAGTAACGTTAAAAAAATTGATAAACTAAACGTTGATTTTCGTAGAGGTGAAATCAATCAGCTGCCTGTATCCTCTGTAGGAGGAGTAGGGGGATCTGTAGGAGTAAACGGAAATACACAACTTATTAATGGCCCTTCTGAGTTAAAAATGATAGATGAGGCTTTGGCTTCAAATTTAGGATTTACTTTATTCGACATTGATGCACTTCCTAATACAGATCCGGATAGTAAAGCCTACCCAGGTAATCCAGATAAAAGCACTCTAGCTACTACTGCTACCCTTCTTCCTGCGGCTTCTTTTGGGCTAGATACAGGTGCAAAGATTAGAGAAGTAGACGAGATTATATTTTCTATTAAGTATAATGCACTACAAACTTTAAATTTGAACGGAGGAGATAAGGAAACTGCTTATGCCTTTTATCAAATGCATATACGATTTGAGCAAAACAATGCTTTTGGGCCTTGGTATAAGCTTTTTGGTAATTCTGATAGTCTAATTCGTCACCGAGGAAATACTAGTGCTTCCGTAGAGTTTGATCATGTTGTAAATGTAGACGCGTATAGAAAAACTGTAGGTCAATTTACAGATTTTCAAGTTAGAATATGCAGAGTTACCCGACACATAGGAATGGGAGTTACTAGTACGGGAAGCAAACTAAGTAAGCATACTGATAAGAAAAAATGGCAGGTTCAAGCATCTGCATCAGTTTCTAGAATGAGTGCTACAATTAAAGATTATTTTAATTATCCTTATAGCTCTCTAGCTTCTTTAAGTTTTTCTTCTCGACAGTTTGATGGAATCCCAAAAAGAAGCTATTTACTTAAAGGTAAATTAGTAAAAGTTCCTACTACATACATCCCTCGGGAGTACTCTAATACAGGAATTGCAAAGTATCAAGGATTTTGGGACGGAAACTTTAGAACAACTCCTATGTACACAGATAATCCTGCTTGGGTTTTTTATGACATAGTAACAAATAATCGTTACGGAGCCGGTAAATGGATTAAAGAAGAAGATATAGATAAATACGCTTTGTATAGAATTGCAAGATATTGTGATGAACTTGTAGAAGATGGCAGTGAGTATACTTCTTCTACTCCGTTAAAAATTGGAGAGTTCTACAAAATCAAAGTAACGGGTTCTATGAACTGGAGCTCTGTAGGTGCATCTAGTAATGCTGTAGGCACTATTTTTCAAGCTACAAGCCCTACCCTTACTACTGTCCATGCCAAAGCATGTAGAGTTGAGCCTCGGTTTCGTGCGAATATATTCTTAACAAAAGCTACTGAAGCGTATAAAGTATTAAAAGACTTTGCCACTGTATTTTTAGGAATTCTGTACGCACAAGATAGTAAAATTACTGCTGTACAAGATGCTCCACAAGACCCTGTTTATAGCTTTACTAAAGGTAATGTTCTTGATGGAGCTTTTACCTACGAGTCTACTGGTGCGAGAACTCGAACTAATCAATGTGTAGTTACATGGAATGACCCTACAATTAATTATGAGCCCGTGCCTTTAGTAGTTGAAGACAGAGAAAGCATTGTTAGAACGGGTAGAATTATCTCAGAAAATGTAGTAGCTTTTGGAGCGACTTCAGAAAGTCAAGCAATACGCTATGGTAAGTGGAAGCTTTGGACTGCTCAAAATCAAACTGAAATAGTGTCTTTCAAAACTTCTCTTGCTGCCTATTACATTAAGCCTGGAGATGTTATTAATGTTCAAGATGCGGATAGATTTGGGGTATCTTACAGCGGCCGCACGTCTTCTGCAACTTCAACCACTCTTACATTTGATAGAAACGTTTCTTTTAACTCTGGCTCTGTGTATGAGTTGAGTACTCTTGTAACAGCAGCTGCAGCTTTAAATAGCTCTAGCTCTAGTGTAACTATTAACGACACAAACGGAAACGGAACTACTTACGCTCAAGGAGAGAAAATTGACTACGCATGGGTATATTCTGATACAGATACCCCTGCTGATGGAAGTAGAGATACTTATGTTTACACAGCTTTAGATACAGAAGAAAAAGCTTCCAATGCTTTTTTAGACTCTAACGGCTCAGAACTTATTCCTACTATTTGGAAGCCTTATTCTTACGTAGAAACACACGTTATAACAAACCCTGGAAATACTTCAAACAGCGTAACTCTTGCTAACTCCGCCACTTTTGATACTACGCCTTCAAAGCATAATATTTGGACATTAAAAGAGACTTCTGGAGGTGTAAACACTGCTGCCTCTAAAAGGCTATACAAAATTTTAAGTATATCCGAGGAATCTCCTAATACTTTTGGCGTTTCCGCAGTAGAATACTTTGATGAAAAATTTCTTGCTATAGATGGCGACTACGAGCTAGGAACAATACCCTCTTCTGTTTATTTACAAAACGAGCCCGTAGATCTACCTAGGCCTATAAACCCTAGAATTGTACTTGCGTCGGACAGATCAAAGCCTGGAGAAGAGTTATTACTTGAGTGGGAAAACCCGGGGTCTGAGGCAATTGTATCTTATGAAGTAATTCATAATATTGAAACAATAGACTCCCCTATATTATCAGATGATACGCATATAACTTTAGATAATCTTCCTAATGGACATATTTTATTCAGAATAAGAGCAATTTCTAGAAATGGAAATAAGTCTTCTCCTACTACTCTTAGTTATGATGTCTACGATGTCTATGACGAAAATGTTCCTCGCATGCAACAAGGAATAGCTAAAGGAGCAGTCGCCACCGCGCAAGGAAAAATAAATAGTAGTAATCAGTTTGAGTTTCAAGCAACAAATACAAGCGTAGCTTCTGTAACGAATCCCTTTATAACTTATACAATTACAGGAGCAAAAAATGTAGCAAATATCTCTACGGAAGATATTTATTATATGTATTTAGACACTGCGGTCCCTTCTTTAAAACTATTAGAGTTTGACACTACTGCGTTAAATAACTTACAGTTTTATAGAGATGTAGGAAGTGGAAACGCGGCTATTTCTACTGCGTGGACTTCTCTGGGGACTATTTCCATTGCTGAAGGATCTAATGAAGTTACCGGAAGTGGGTTTAATAATAGTGTTGAGCTGAGAGACGTTCTCAATTTGTCAAGTTCTGCTTCCCCCTCTAATGGAGACGGGGCTAGAGTAGTATCTGTTATATCTGATACACGGTTACTTATTGATCGTACCTTTGATACTGCAAAATCTAATATTACAGGGTATCGAGCCGCTTTTCGACCCGACTACGCAAATGATTGTATTTTTGCTGAAATTACAAAGAGCGGAAGTACAATTTCAACAAATAACTTTATTACTCTTCGCACTCTATCAGACGATACCGAAGGCACTATTGAAACACAAGACGACGGTACAATTGCAGTAAGAGACGGCGGTATTAGTGTAGATAAAATTGCAGCAAACTCAATCACAGCAGACAAAATTTCTGCAAACTCAATTAACGCAGATAAAATTGCGGCAAACTCTATTACAACAGAAACACTTGCAGCGAATAGTATTACTGCAAACAACATAGCGGCAAATAGTATTACAACAGAAGAACTTGCAGCTAACTCAGTAAATGCCAATACTATTGCTGCAAACAGTATCAACTCAGACATGATTACTGCCAACTCTGTAGTTTCTTCATTAATTACAGCGTCTACTATTCAGTCTTCCCATATTAAAGCAAATAGTATTGTATCAACAATTATTGATGCAACAACTATTAATGCTTCGGATATTACTACAAGCACACTATCTGCTCTTACAGCAAATATGGGCGACATTACAGCAGGTACGTTAAAAGGCGGTACTATTCCAGACGCTAATGCTTCTCCTTCAGGAACTGAAAGCGGTGCCTTCATGGATCTTACTGGCGGTAAAATGGTGTTCGGTAATGCGAGTAAGCACGTTTTATTCGACGGATCAGACCTTATATTATCAGGTGTAACTATTGATGCAAACTCAATTGTTAACGCAACTGCAGCGGCGGATATTGAAGTAAAAGAAGACGGTACTAGCGAAGGTACAGGAATTGCTTCTTTTAACTTTACTACAGGCTTAAATCTTTCTGTAAATGGAACAGAAGCAACAATATCAGCAGATAGTAGTGCTCTTGACCACGATAGCTTAATAGGTTTTGTAGCTAATGAACACATTGATCACAGCGGAGTAACTCTTACTGCAGGCAACGGTCTTACTGGAGGCGGGGACATTACTGCTTCAAGATCTTTTGCAGTAGGTGCAGGAACTGGTATTAGTGTAGCAGCGAATAGTATTAGTACAAATGATAGTGCTATTGTTCACGACAACCTTTCTGGTTTTGTAGCTAATGAGCACATTGACCATAGTACTATATCTCTGACAGCAGGGGACGGCCTTACTGGGGGCGGAGATATAACTGGAGACAGAAGTTTTGCGGTAGACGCTACAGTTGTGCGTACTTCAGCTGCTCAAACTATTGCTGGAGTAAAAACTTTCTCTAACGGAATAGTAGCTTCCGGAGGAATTTCAGGGCTTACACTTACGAGCGGCATTTCTGGAAGTAATTATAATATTACTGGAGTTAATGAGTTACAAATAAATGATCCTGGAGAGGGGATTAAATTTACTGCAGGCAGTAGCGGCAACATGGTTCTTGCAATTGTAGATGATGCAAGTGATAATATACTTCGCTACAGCGGCACTAATGCAGTATTTGATGTTCAAGGTAATATAACTTTGAGCGGTACAGTAGACGGCCGTGATCTTGCAGCAGATGGGGGCAGGCTTGATGGTATGGCTGACAATGCAAATAACTACTCATTACCTACTGCTACTGCTTCTGCTCTTGGGGGTGTTAAGATTGGCTCTGGAATTAATATTAATTCGGGAGTTATCTCTGCGGTTACTCAATCTGACGAAAACTTTACTACAAACTTAAAGGATAAGCTAGTAGCTGTAGATGACAATGCAAATAATTATACACTACCTACTGCGTCGTCTTCTGTTCTCGGAGGAGTCAAGATAGGCGCAGGTATCAACATAGACGTTAACGGAGCAATTACAGCAAGCACTCAGTCACAAGAAAACTTTACTACAAACTTAAAAGATAAGCTAGTAGCTATAGATGACAATGCAAATAATTATAGTCTTCCAGCAGCAACCTCTACTGTACTAGGAGGAGTAAAAGATGGTGCTCGAGTTACGATTGACGTAAATGGAGTACTTTCTGCAGATGTACAAACTGCAAACGACTTTACTAATGCATTAAAGGATAAATTAGTCGATATAGAGGAAGATGCAAATAATTACTCACTTCCTACCGCAAGTACTACAGTACTTGGCGGAGTAAAAATAGGTTCAGGAATTAGCATCTCTTCAGGCGCTATTTCTGCAGACACTCAATCAGATGAAAACTTTACTTCTGATTTAAAATCTAGGTTAGAGGGTATAGAATTAAATGCTACTGCTGACCAATCAGCTTCTGAAATTCGTACTCTGTTAGGCACGGCCACAAGCAGTACTAGCGGCCTTGTAAAAATTGGATATACTGAAAACAATAAAAACTATCCTGTAGAGCTTTCAAGCGGGCAGATGTTTGTAAATGTTCCTTGGACCGATAATAATACTACGTATACCGCAGGGTCTGGGCTTTCTTTATCGGGGTCTAATCAGTTCTCTGTGGATAGCACTGTAGTTCGTACAAGCGGTGCTCAGACAATTGCAGGAAATAAAACGTTCTCAAATAATGTTACTGTTACTGGTAACTTTACCGTAAATGGCACTACTACTACAATTAATACAGCTACTTTAACAGTTGAAGATAACATAATTGTTGTAAATAGTGGTCAAACAGGAACTCCGGCTACAACCGTAACGGCCGGTTTAGAGGTAGAAAGAGGAGACTCTGACAATGTAAGATTAGTATATGCAGAAACAGGTCTTGGGCCAAGTAGCAATCTAGCGGGTTGGAACTTTGGGAACACAAATGTAACTGCAGACACTTTTTATGGTGACTTTATAGGAGATATTGTAGGCTCTCCTTCTAGTTTTGGAACTCTAACAACTGATGACCTAACAGAAGGCGATAATAATCTTTATTACTTAGACTCTCGTGTTCGAGCAGCAATTTCAGGAGCTTCTGGTGGAGGTATTAGCTTTAGTTCAAGTAATGGTGAAATAGCTGTAGATAGTACTGTGGTTCGTACAAGTGGTACTCAGACAATTGGAGGAGCAAAGACCCTTACTTCAAATCTAACAGTAGGCACAACTACTGATAGCACTTATATTTTATTCCCAGATAAAAATGTACTAGACAATCCAACAGCAGTAGGAGATAAACGAAAACTTATCGCTATGGGCAATAGCGGGAACGGCGGTTTGTGGCAAACTACTGGACGCGGAGGCTTGATGCTTGCTTCCGCAGATGATTCTTTAATTCTTGCTTCTGGAGATGTAGGTAGAAGTTATGATCCTGATGCGGGAGGCTATCACCCGAACGCAGATAATGAGGATATTTACCTCTTAACTGATGGTAGTGTAAGATTTATGACAAATCTGCAAACTGCGTCTAATTATAAGCAGTTTATCTTTGATAGCTCCGGCAATGCGACTATACCTAATAATATTGTTGTCGGAGGTACAGTAGACGGCCGCGATCTTGCAGCAGATGGAAGTAGACTTGATGGTATGGCTGACAATGCAACAAATACAGCCGCTCCTGCAATTACAACTGATGGAAGCACTCCTTCTCTCGCAAGTGGAATTACTGCGGCAGAAGTACGAACTGCTATAGGAGCAGGCACATCAAGTCTTACTCTTGGTACTACGTCTACAACTGCACTTCGTGGTGATACTGCTATTCCTACAGTGTATAATCCAGCTATTACTTTGAGCGCTGGAAACTCCGGTATCACAATGGATAGCGATAACTCCTTTACTCTTAACCAGTCAGGGGCCGAAACTATTACAATTAGTCACGCAGATACTTCTTCGCAAGAATCTGTAGATAATAGTAATGGTACTGTAATTCAAGATATTACTCTTGATACTTTTGGCCACATTACTGGAATAAACAGTGTAAGCTTAGATGGCCGTTATTTTACTGAAACCGAATCAGATGCTCGATATTTAAGAAAGGATTCTTACAACAGTAACTGGACTCGACTTGGATACGGCACAAGTGGTGTAGCCTACTGGCATAAATTAGCAAGAGTTACAATTAATGGTGCTTATAAAGACTATCAGCTACGTTGTGACTGGACGGATCGTTATAATCATGGTACTTTAAACATTCATATACACTCAGATAACGATAGTACTGCAGATGTTTGGGATGCTTACATACAACAGTTTGGAGAAACAAACCAAAAGCCACTTAGTGACTTTAAATATTATAAGTCTGGCTCGATTGTAGACGTTTGGATTCGTACCGCAGGATGGAAAGAGTGGGATTACATTCGCACTGATGCCGTAACAGAAGGCACACCTACTATTGTTTGGTATAAAGAAGGAGACTCGGGCGCGGGTAAAACTACAACGGAACCTTCTGGATTAACACAGTTTTCTGACTATACTCCTTGGCACCCAAATAATGATGGCGCGTCCTCTGGGTTAAATGCAGATACTCTTCATGGCGCGGCTCCCTCAATGGATGCAGGGAATAGCACTATTGTTCAACGAAATGCAAACGGTTACGTTTTTGCAAACTACTTTAATACTACGGCTAACGATGTTAGTAGTGGTGTGACAAAAATAATGGTTGAAACCGGAAACGATAATTATATTCGTCACGGAGACGCTAGCGCTGTACGAGGCTTTATAAATGTATCTAATGGCGCAGATGTTACCCCTTCTTGGGTTCCTTCTAGTAACCCAAGCTATGTATCAAGCTTAGGTGATTTAAGCATTACTTCTACAGCCACAGAAATTAATAAACTCGATGGATTTACAGGAGTAACAGCAGATTTAAATTACGCAAAAGATTTACGGGCTACCGGAGTTACTTCAACTGAGTTTGATTACTTAGATGGTGTTTCAGACAATATTCAAACTCAGTTAAACGGTAAACAGGCTTCAGGTAGTTACATAACAAGTCTAGGTGACTTAAATATTACGTCGACAGCTACAGAAATTAATAAGCTGGATGGGTTCACAGGAGTAACAGCAGATCTAAACTATGCAAAAGATCTGCGAGCGACTGGAGTTACTTCAACTGAGTTTGACTACTTAGACGGGGTAACAAGCAGTATTCAAACCCAGCTGAACGGTAAGCAAGCTTCTCTCGGGTTTACTCCCTATAACTCCACCAATCCCTCTGGATTTATCACAAACTCTACTGCTTCTTTAGCAGCTTCAAAAATTACTAGTGGTACTTTTAACATAGCTCGTATACCTAGCCTTTCTAGCAGACACCCCGACCTTATAAACACACAAGACGATATTACTTCTCGAACTGAATCAGGATTTTATCAAACCAGCAGCGCAACCACGGGAGAAGGATGGCCAGAAACTAGTAATAGTTACTACCATATGTTAAGTAATACGCATAGTAATACTGATAATTACTATGCGATGCAGCTTGCGGCGGATTACTATCAACAGCAGTTCTGGTTTAGATCTACAAACGGAAGTGGAACTACAGGGTGGAATCAGGTATTTCATGATGCTTATCACCCAAATGCGGACAAGTGGACCACACCAAGAACACTTACATTAACAGGCGCAGTTACGGGTTCTGTAAATTGGGACGGGTCTGGAAATGCTAGTCTTGCAACTACTGCTACTTCTGACCCTACCCTAACTCTTACCGGAGATGCTTCAGGATCTGCTACTTTCACTAACTTAGGAAATGCAAGTTTATCAGTAACAGTAGCGAATGACAGTCACAACCATACAAAATTATTTGAGAATTCAACAATAACTTTTGGAGCTAGTCAGCTACAGTGGATGGATCAGAACGGTGCTGGAGGTAACGGCTTAAATGGAAACGCGCCACGAAATCCCACAACTGGCTGGTACCACAACCTAATAATGAACCACGCAAACAGTAGTGGATATTACTCTCAGATTTCCACAGGACTGAATAGTAGTGATATTTACTTTAGTAGAGTTCAAGGGGGTGCCGCACAAGACTGGCAAAGAATATTTGCAGATGATTATCATCCAAATGCCGATACACTAACAACTGCTAGAAATATTGGAGTTACTCTTTCCGGGGACGTTACAGGAACAGGATCTGCCAGCTTTAACGGCTCTGCAGCTATTGATATTGCTATTACTACAACCGGCGGAGGCGGTGTCACAGGAGTTACTGCAGGCACTGGCTTATCAGGAGGAGGTTCAGGAGCTGTTAGTTTAGCTGTAGATTTAGATGAGCTAAATACAGCAACGACAGCACTTACTACAGATTTTATACCTATTGTTAAAGCAGCTACTGGTATTAGTAAGAAAATATTATTCAGTGAAGTTATTGACGACCTTGACCTTGTAACAGGAAATGTAACAGGTACTCTGTTCGCAGAAGTTATTCAAGTAAACACATTAAATGCAAACAGAATTACCGCCAATACCATTACAGCGGCACAAATTCAAGCAGATGCAATTACAGCAAACGAAATTAATGCAGGAGCAATTACAGCAGAACAGCTACAAATCTCAAACAATAGCTCTGGTAGTGCTGGTATTTTTATGGACTATAATAGTGGAAACTCAAGAATTGACATACGAGACTCCAGTGCTCTACGAGTTAGAATTGGATACCTGGCATAAAATACCTCCAAAAAATAAATCTTGACATAATATGTCCTGTGGGCTATAATTCCACAATAGGAGAAAGAAATGGCAGCGGCAACATATAATCTAGTTATTGACCAAGGATCAGACTTTGTCATAGACTTAGTCGTAAAGCAATCCGGTTCAATTAAAGACCTCACTAACTATTCAGCGAGAGCACAGTTGCGCACTAAAAAAGATGCTTCTGGAGACGCTGCTGCCAGCTTTACTTGTACAATACCTGATGCTACAGGTGGAGTAATAAAAATAGAGCTTCCTAACTCCGCTTCTTCCGGTATTTCTGCAGGACGATATTACTATGATTTAGAAATATTTACTACTGGAAATGGTACTGTTAAACGCCTACTACAGGGAGAGGTTACACTTAACCAAGAAGTAACACGATAATGTCAGTTTCCGGAGTAACAATAGATATTTCTGAAGATGTAACAGAGGTTTCTGTTACTGAGAGTGGAAAAGTTCAAGTCTCAATAACTGAAGACGTTAATACTATAGAAATAAATAATTTAGCGATTCCTTCCGTAACAAGTACGGCTTCGGGAATTGCTTTTGTACCTCACGGTACAGTAACTGCAAATAACTTGCAAGATGCCCTTGAGCAACTTGCAGACCAAGACTTTCGTTCCGATGACGCACCAACTGGCTCAAATGTAGAAGAAGGAGACACTTGGTATGACACAAATGATAATCAACTAAAAGTATACCGCGAAACTAGCGAAGGAAACTTTGAGTTTGTACCTATAATGATAGGAGACGACTCACCAGATTCAGATACGCTAGATGCAGGAGCCTTTTAAAGGCAAATCGGAGTTTTTAAATGGCTCAAACAATTAAGATCAAACGCAGTACCAGCACGGCGGCACCCAGCTCACTACAGCAGGGTGAATTAGCGTATTCACAAAGTAGTAAAAAGCTCTTTATTGGTCAGCCTGGTGGCGGAACTGGCGATATTCTTGTTATTGGAGGTCAATATCATACTGATATTATTGATGACCTAGTAACAACGAACGCACTTGCAATTACAGGTGACGTAGCAGGTACAGGTAGCTATAACTCAGGTACTGGTGTTTGGACAGTCAACGTTGCTCAACAAAATAACAGTGTCGATTTAGGTACTCATACTGTAGGTAATTATGTTGCTACGTTACAGGGAACTGCAGGTCAAATTGCAACTACAGGTGCTGCTACCGGCGAAGGTATCGGGCATATAATTAGCCTCATAGATACTTCTGTAACTGCAGGCTCCTATGGCGGAACAACTTCAATTCCGACATTTACAGTAGACGCAAAAGGACGATTAACAGCTGCAAGCGAAGTCACAATCGCAACAACTCTCAATATTACAGGCGATAGTGGTTCTGATGGTGTAGCACTTCTTTCTGAAACTCTTAACTTTGAAGGAGGTACTGCTCTTACTACTACTGTTACTGACGACAATGTAAAAATTGATCTTGACAACACGGCAGTTACTGCTGGACAGTACGGTTCTGCTACTCAACTCGCTCAATTTACAGTAGACGCACAAGGTCGTTTAACTCAAGCAGCAGAATTTACAGCAGACTTTGTTATTACTGGTGATACGGGTTCGGATACTGTTGTATTACAAGAAACTCTTCACTTTGATGGTGGCACAGGCGTAACTACAGCAGTTAGTAACAATCAGGTAGCTTTCTCTATCGGTCAGGATGTTGCTACAACTTCGAATGTAACGTTTAACAATGTTAGTGTAAATGGTACTCTTACTTCTGACGATATTACTTCAACAAATATTTCGGTTGACGGTAATGCAACAATTACCGGAAACCTTACAGTAAACGGTACAACTACTACTGTTAATTCAGAAACTGTTACTCTTGACGATCCTCTTCTTACTCTGGGAGGGGACACAGCTCCAACAACTGATGACGACCTCGATCGCGGTGTGGAGTTCCGTTGGCACAATGGTACTGCTGCTAAGCTTGGCTTCTTTGGTTATGATGACAGTGCTCAACAGTTTACATTTATTCCTGACGCAACAAATACTTCAAATGTGATTTCAGGTACAGCAGGTGCGGCAAAGTTTGGCTCACTTGCTCTCGATACAGATCTCGCAGTCGCACATGGCGGTACAGGCAGAGGAACCTTTACTTCAAAAGGTATCATTTATGGAAACGGTACCGGAGGCCTTCTTGCCACTGCTGTAGGAGCTTATGATTCCAGCAACAGTGTAGGACAACTTCTTTCAGTTGATTCGAATGGCACTCCTGCTTGGACAAACACACTCGACGGCGGATCATTCTAAAAAATACTCACCTCTCGCGTAAATACGCATAGTTATGGAGGAGCCACATGGCGCAAACGATTAAACTCAAGCGTTCTGGAACTCAGAACGCTGTCCCTAGCACGTCTCAACTCGCACTTGGCGAGGTAGCTCTTAACACTTATGATGGCAAAATGTACATCAAGAAAAGTGTGGGCGGTACAGAATCCATTGTAGAAATTGGAGGAGACGCAACTTCTAGTTCAGGACTTGATTTCACCGGAAACTTAAATCTGGCGGATAACGTGCGCATCGTAATTGGAGACGGAAATGATCTTCAAATCTACCATGATGGCTCTGATAGTTATATTCTAGAAAATGGTACAGGAGACTTATTTTTAGGAGCAACTAATCTAAGACTAACTAATGGAAATGCTAGTTCTACATATTTGCAAGGTATAGATGGTGGTGCAGTTGATATTCGTCATAATAATTCTGTAAAACTCGCCACAACTTCTTCTGGTATTTCTGTAACAGGCGATATTACTTTAACAGGAAATGTATTTACTGACGAAGGGTTTTACGGAAATAGAGTATGGAACGAAGATAATAGTGCCTTACGATTTGCTACTAATAATACTGAACGTATGCGTATTGATGCAAACGGTCGCCTTCTTGTAAATACTACTTCTTCGATTGATAATTTTGCAAAAATACAAGTTGTGGGCGATAGTAGTTCTTTAGCTAGAATTACTCTGAAAGATGTAGATGGAACAAATCAATATACCTACTTTGAGCAATCTGGCGGCGGCACTCGAATCAATACTCAAAACGGCACTGCCAATGGTTTTTTTACCATTGGAGCGTGGAATGGTACAGCGAGTAGCGACTTTCTTCGTGTTACAGCAGAGGGTCGCGTAGGTATTGGTACTACATCTCCTGCCGGCAATCTTCATATTAAGTCTCTTAATAATGTAGGAGATGCTACACTAATTATTGAAGCCGATGCTGATAATAATTTCGAAAACGACAATCCAAGAATCGAATTAAGACAAGATAATAATTTAGTCGGTGGGTACATATACCTAGAGGGTAATGCTGCAACAACTGCAGTCAATACTATAGCAAATTCGTTAATTTTAGATGCAAAGGCATCTAGCACTGCAGGATCGCATTCAATACAATTTGCTACTGGAGGACTAGCTCCTAATCAAAGTGGGGGACCCACAAACAGTTCAGTACGAATGACCATTACAGACGATGGTAAAGTTGGTATCGGCACAACTTCTCCCGGTAGAAAATTAACTATACAAGGAGGTTCTGGAGATAACTTACCTGTAAGAATTATTGGCGGCGCAAATACGACGCATGGATCTATTGAGTTTCAAGACCCTACTACAACAGCAGATTATAAAGTTACATTAGGATCTAAGGGAGATGACCTATACTTTCAAGCCGGTGGCGGTGAGAAGGCGCGCATCGACTCGAGCGGTAATTTGCTGGTTGGTACTACTACTGCTGACGCAGAGGGTATAACTCTAAGAGGTGACAGTCATTACTTAAAAGTAGTACGTAATGGAGCAATTACAGCTTATTTTGATAGAAAAACTTCAGATGGCGATATTGTACAGTTCCGCAAAGGTGGCTCCTCAGTCGGTAGTATTGGTAGTAATCTCGGTCGTTTTTACATTCATAACAATTACGGCTCTGGCTCTGGATTCCGATTTGATAACGCGGCAATTAGACCTTCTGATAGTTCCGGTGCTAGTGAAGATGCCACTACAGATTTAGGCGCTTCAGCCGCACGCTTCAAAGACCTTTACCTGTCTGGTCAAGTTAGCACAAGCAAACTTGCAGTTGAAGACGGGACAGTTGGTGCGCCGTCAATTACTTTTCAAAATGATACGAATACGGGCATCTATAGATCAAGTTCAGACCAGCTGAGAATTGCAACTGGAGGAGCTTGGAGCGCTTACTTCGAACAAAGCGGAATTCATTCCTC